CAGGTAAAAATTTAAAGTGGACAAAGTATTGAATCTTGTTTTTTAATGTATCAGTAGCAGCAAAGTTTCTTCTGATTGATAAAACTTTTTGACTAGCTTCTTCTATTGTAACTACGTAAGGTAATTTTATTCCTGTCGGTTCACCATCTTCTCCAACATCTTCAAAACCTTCTAAATCTAAATTAACATGACATTCTAACAATGTATAAAGTTGTTCTACTCTAGCTGATGTAGCAACACCTTCTATCTCACGTTCTTTGTCTGTAACTTTGTCTCCATCTGCTACTGATGTTGGTTTTGATAATTCTATGTCTGTGTAGAAACCATTTACTTGTTGTTTACGTAAATCGTTTTCAGAAATTTTAATAACATGGATAACAGACTCGGCATCATCTAATGATGTTGCTGTGTAAGGCACAACTAAATCATCTGCTGGAATAAACTTAGATACTGCTCTGCCTAATAAATCATCATAGTAAACTTTTTTAAATGTTGAACCTGCTAGAGGTAAATGAAATAACATTTGGTCAAATTCAGGTTCGTACTCTTTCATCTGATCCATTAACTGATAATTCATAAAATCTTTTACTCTACCCGCTTGTTGTTCTTTTTGTGGATTTGAAACACCTAACATTTGTGTTCTAACCGGACCATCGCTGGGTAATAATTCTTTATAAGCTAATGCTTGAAACTGTGTAACTGCTTCTGCCAGAACGGGGTGAGTTGCACCTGATGCTCCTTGAAAAGGTTCGTTTCTATTATCGTATTTAAATCCTAAAAGATCTAAACCGTTAATATAAGATTGTTCCCAATCTTTTCTTGATGATTTGTAATCTGTGTAATCTCCTCTAAGTTTTGATCCGATTGGATCTAAAACATCTTCAGGTAAAATATCTGCTAGGTTATCGAAATGTGAATCTGAACCTGCTTGGTTCACGGCTCCTGGATCAAAGTCAATAGTTGCTCCACCATCTTCTTCTGGTATTACTTCTACGGGTTTTTGTGCCGTCTGTTCAGTAACATCGATTTCTTGTTCCTCACCTGGAACTTCTAATTCAGTACGAGTGTTGGGAAGAGACTTATCTATATCTGCCATATTTTTTATCCTGTATTGGTTTATCTTGTTTCTGTTCTTTAATCAACCCTTGAGAACTTGGTCCTTTCAAAGGTGGGATTTGGTCGAACTTAACATACTTCATGTTTTTTACAAGTGTTGGATTCTCTTTAGTCATAATACTTTTTTTTTAAACTAGCTATTCCACCACCTGCAAAACCAAGTGTTGTTGGATACTGTCCCATGTCTGGCATTGCTGCTCTTTTCTGTTCTAACATTAAATCACTTATTGTTGCAGCTCTGTTTTCATCACCTTTTCTACTTTGAAAAATATTATCTACAGATCTTAGTTGTGCAATTTCATTTCTTCTTAATCCTTCTGCCAATGCTTTTTGCCCTCCTTCTTTATCTGCTGTAAAATTTGTATTACCTCTATAGAACTCTCTTAAATTTTTTCTAGCATCATCTTCTTGTTTTTTAAATTCATCAGTTCTGTTTGGAAGATATGAAAAATCAGAATCTTCTGACATTTCATCCAATTGACCTTGTTCGGCATCTTGAATTTTATTTAACAGGCTATTTCCATAAATAATTCTGTCAGATTGTGATTCAAGATTTCCTATTTTACCCATCTGTTCCGAGGTCATACCTTCTTCAATCATTCTTTTGTTTCTCTCTTTTTTTGCATCAACTTTAGTTTTATCGCCTAATAAATAATTAAAGGCACTGTCCCCAATTGCTTCTTTAAATGATTTACCTTTTGATAACATATCATAACTAACATACCCTGCTTCTTCTGCTGCAAGAAAAGCTAAAGCTGCAGGTCCAATTAAATTTTTTAATTTAGCAATATCTTTTAAACCTCTACCCCCTTTTAATATAGCAGTTGCTAACATAGCCTGCTCTCCTTTTTTAAATCCAGTTTTTAAACCCTCTGCTAAAATTTTTTTACCTTTAATTGCACATGAAGTACCCTCTCCAAACATAATTCTACCCCCGGCTGCTTTACCACAGCCTAGTTTTTCTAAGTATGATAAAAGTTCTTTGGGTTTAAATTTATTGCCTTTAAAATCTGTATTTGATTCTAAAGCACCAGCTACCGAAGATTCTATTTGTTTAAATTGACCTATGGGTGATTTTTTACCGGCTCCATATAATTTATCGTTTGCACCTCTAACATACACATTATTATTTCTTAACAATTGTACATCTTCTGGTAAAACATTACCTGCTGCAATTCTTTGTTCAGCTTCTACAATTCTTTTATTAATTATTGATGTTGTTAAAGTAAGATCATTAGTTGCACTGCCAAATTTAACACCTGAATTATGATGTCTAACAACTGCATTTTTTATAACTGCTTTTGAAGTTGCTTCAGTCCCTGAAAGAAAATGTATTAAATCATTTAATTTTAAATTATTTCCTTTAAAATTTTTGTCTTTTAATAAACCCATAATAACTTCGTTAGGAGCCTTTTTAGCTCTTTTAGATATATCAATTAATTTATTATTTAATTTCCAATCTCCATGTTTAGTCCAATCGCCGGCACCTTTTTTAGTGTATTTCTTTAAACCATAATAAGTCTTACCTTGACCTGCCGCAGTGTTATCTTTAAAACCTACAATTCTATCTTGTCCACTTACTTCTGCATAAACGGGTTTATAAGTTAATTTTTTAATATTGGGGTTTTTACTTTCATTTTTAAAAACTCTTTGCATTTGTGCCATCATCCAACCTTTGGGTCCTCCAAAATCAGCAGCTAATGTCCATTGTCCTTTTTCTGCAACTGTACGTGTCATTCTGGCTAATAAATTTTCTTTTCCTCCAGATTTAATTCCATATTTATAAGTTTTAAAATCCCATTCCTTAACACCTTCTGGTAAATCATACTTAGCTTTAATTTTATTTTGATCTTTAATAGATAATCTTTTTCCCTCTTTTGAATATGGTACACCTCGAGTATTTAAACCTGTACCCATTTCTAAACTAAAACCTTTTTTCTTAAACCTCTCTACTTTAGTATGATCCGGATTTGCTTTGTTTTGATCACTTGTTAAATATTTTTTAGAACCAGACATAGGGTATTTATCAAAATCAAAAACAGTATCTGGAAAAGCTTCTATAATTTTTTGTTGTTGTTTTGCTGTAAGACTACCGGCATACCCGGGCCGTGATCCATCAACCGTGTTGCTTACTAGCTGACCAGCTGATCCACCGGTCGCAAAATTCTCTTTTGAGAATAACTCAAAGAATTGATTAAAGTTTAATGCAGGATTCTTCTCGCCTCTTCTGTATCTTCTGTAAGCACCTAGTACGTTGCTTATTTTTTTAAATGAATCTCGTTCTGGATCTACGCTTAGACCGTTAGAGTAATTGTTCCGTGGTTCTTGGTCCATGGGCCTTGGTTCATCGCTGTAGATATCTTGTAACTGTTTTACTCTGTCTAGTATATCCATTATTCCCCTAGCATGGCAGCTAGTCCGCCGTTTGAATTAACAGTTCTGTTTGCAATCTCTAGCATCTTTAATTCCATTACTTGATCATTAGGTTCCATCTTCATAATCTTAAGAGCTTTCTCTCTTGAAAGAGAAGGGTATTGTGCCGTAAGTTTTTTAAGTCTGTCTATGTTTCCTGGTCCAGATTTTTGTGTAAAGAAATCTAATGTATCATCACCGTAGACAACAATCTGTTGGCCTTCTGGTAAATCACCACCCAACTCTTTAAAAACATTTTCATTCTTAGCAAGTTCTGGATTAGCTTTTAATTCTTTTATAAACCCTGGGAAAGTTTCTTTAACGTATTTATCATCAGGACTTTCTTTAATAGTATTCTCTAATCTTTGAATTAAGTATTCTGCTTTAGTAAATTTACCTTCCTGTTGTACAGGTATATTTAAAGTTGTATCAGCTGCGCTTGTCTCTGGAAATTTTGTTTCAAAATTTTTAAACATATTCCTGTCTAAAGTTTTTTGTGGAATTTTAATTTTGTCTGCAGTTGTAATTGATTCTTTACCAAATTTATTTTTTACTAATTTTAGTAAACCAGGAATTCCTTCTGTAACAATTTTACCTTTACTATAACCAATTCTACCACCATCTGCTTTTTTAACTACAGCTTCACCAAGTTCTTCAAGTATGTCATCCGGAATACCATCTA